TCAGTTTTTTCAGCTACTAAACCAGCTACGTGGCCAATAATGAAATCTGAAAACAATGGTGGCATTTTATCAAATGCAGAATATCCCATTTGAGCAGCTTCCCAATCAGATACAAAATCTTGCTTACAAAATTGTAAGTTTACTTGAAATTCTTCTGGTTGTAGTAATCTCTCAGTTAATGTTACTGTAGCAGTTGCATCAAAATCGCAAGAAGCGTTTTTAATTACGTTTGCATCAGTAGCTACTTTTTTCATAGTAGACTTATATTTGATATTAGGCATTACTTCTATACCGCCTTTATCAATTGTGTTAGCACTTAAAAGAGCAGCAGAGATATATTTCCCAGCAAATTCTCCAGCGTAAGTACTTGTTATACTTGTTGTTGTCGCCATTTTTTTATTATTTAATTATTGTTAAAAATTTTATCAAAAACCCTGTCTTTCGTTGTTGCTGTTCTATTGCTTGCAATATGAAAATTTACTTTGTTATCAACTTCAGCTTCAGGATTATGTTTTACAGGTTCAGGAGCAACAGCAGAAAGTTCTTCTTTCTCTTCTATTACTTCTTCCTTCATTTCTTCTTTGTCTCCAAATTTTTCGTCAATCATTGCTTTGATTTCTTCAACAGCAGATGCGAACTCTTCTTTGGTTACATATTTCATTTCTTCTTTTTCTTCTTCCTCTAATTCAGTTTCTACTTCTTCATTAGATTCTTCAGATAATTCTTCTTCAACTACTTCTTCTTCAGCAGCTTCTTTAATACTGTCAATTAAACCTTCTTCAGTTACAACTAAAATTTTACCTTCTTCTAATTTATATTCACCAACAGGTAAAGCAATTTGCTCATCTTCAGTTTTAATAAATACAGATTTTCCAGCTTCAAAAGATTCTGCAACTAAAATAGTTCCGTTCTCTAATGTAATTTCAGCCATTTCTATTTTTTCTTCAGAAAGATTAACTTTTTCACCAACAATATTTTTTATTTTGTTTAGTATTTCGTTTGCTTTCATAATTTGAGTATATACCTATAAACGTTTGAAAACCTTTACTGTTATATTTTTTTTGAACTTTTTTTTATAAAATGCTTGTTTATTAAATATTTATATTTATATTTACATAAATTATTAATTAAAACCAAAACAAATGACAATAACAAGAACAAAAACAATCGAAGTAAAAACAGAAGAAAAATTAAATTTAAATAACATTCAAGTTGTAAGGTCTAATTCAAGAGATATTGATTCTATTAATTTAGATGTTTATTATAATTTAGAAGAAATTGGTTATGGCCATTTAAACAATAAAACTAATTTTGCTCACATAACTATTAATGAAAATTTATTAAACGAAAAAGATGAATGTGATTTAATAGATTATTTAGTTGATGGTATTGAAAACAGAACTATAGAATTACAATAATAAAATACAACTTATAGTTAAAAGAGCCACTTCAAAAGAGTGGCTTTTTTTATATCTTACCTATACCTTGTGCTTGTAGGCTACCGTCACAGCATTTATTGCTGTATCTTTTACCATCTGGACATAAGCAACCACGCTTAGTATTTTTAGGTGATGTATTACTTGGTGTTTTAAATCTTTTACTTCTCATTTTCTATTTGTTTTAATTTACTTTCTGACCATCTTAAACCAGCTTTACCACCCCATAATAAATAAGAAATTGTACCACAAGCTTCTTTATCTCCTTCATCATAATACTCTTGCGCTCTACTTAAATATGAATACATTCTTTTTAAAGTTGATAAACTAATATTTTCTTTTTGTGCTAATTGTTGCGCTCTTATTTTACCAACTTGTGTTGCACATTTATTATTTACTTTTTCATTTAGTTCAATACCTCTTTTAGCATTATTACTAACTGCTTGAGGATAATCGTTATAAGTTTCTAATTCAATGTTTTTGCCTGATTTAGTTCTTTTATCTTTTTTAATTAGTGCTTTAATATTACTAAGCATATACTCAGCTTCTTCTTCTTCAATAGCTTCTAACTCTTTGCTCCATTGTGATTGCAAACTTGGGTCTTTAACTTGTGCTTTATCTGCAAAATAACCTTCAATACTAAAACCTTTAACTTTTCCAGTTTTAACGTAATCGTTCCAAACATCTTCATTTTCTACTTTCATTGAAATCATCCACGTGCCTTTAGGTACACTTAAACCATACTTTTTAGATTTATCCATTTCAGTATCTTCAACAATCCACGATTCAACAACAGTTAAATTGTTAATCTCCATTTCGTGTTCTAATGTTGCGTTGTTTTGCATACTGTTTTGAAAAAATAATTCGCTTGCTCTCCTTACTGTTTTCTCAGAAAAGTAAACGTAAAAAGTATTATCTCCATTCTTTCTAAAGATTGGTTTATTAGGTATTAAAGCTGCTCCCATTAGCAAACGCTTTTCACCATCTATTTTAGCCAATTTTATTTCTTGTTCTGATAGTGTTACAAAATCAGATTCTATTGCTGGCATTTCTACGATGCTCACAGCTTCGATTCCAGTTAGCCCTTCACTATCCTCATCTAATATTAGTTCTATTATATCCATTGTATTTTATTTTAAAAAGTTGCTTGTGTAATTGTATTGTTTTGTAATTGTTGTGCGCTGGTTACATCTCCAGCTACTACAAATGCTTGTACTGGTTGTTGTTGTCCTAATGCTCCAGCTACTTGATTAAACCCTGATTGCCCTACTACATTAAAACTTGGTGGTTGTGTTGGTGAAGTTGCTGCTCCACCACCAGTACTTGTTGAGGGTGATGTAGTATCAAAAGAACTACTATTAAATTGTGTTTTTTGTATGTTTTTAACTGCTGCAACTCCAGATGCAGTTACTATTGCTGCATTAATAAAATTTAAAGGTGGTGCTGAACTTGCAAGTGCCTTAGAAACACCTACAGAAGTATTTATTATTGCGTTGGCTATTCCTATTGCTTTATTTACTTGAAATGCTTTCTTTTGGCTTGCTTCATCTTCTTTTGCAAATGCTTGTGTTAATTCATTGATAGCAATTAAAGCATTCATTGTTGTTTGTGCAGCTATTTCAAAAGCGTCTAAATTTTCTTGCCTTGTTTTTTTAGTTTGTTCTTCATTTGATAATTCTAAAGCAGATAACTCATTACTTCTATTAACTTTTTGCTGATATATTTCTTCTTCAAATTCTGCTAATGCTATTTCAGCATCAACTTTAGCTTGTGTGCCTTCTTTGTAAAGTTCTATTTCATTATTTAATCTTGTTCTACCTATCTCTGCTTCTTCAGCATCAATTTTTTGTAATGCTAATAATCTTTCTTTTTCATCTTTTATCTGCTCTGCATTAAACCTTTTTCTTTCTATAGATAAATTATTTTCAGATTCAAGTTTAGATTTAGACATTTCCAACTCCTCTTTGCTTAATGCTAAATCGTTTGATTGTTGTTCACTTCTAAAACCAGCTACTTGCGCTCTAACAGCAGCTAATTCATTTTCAGCTTCCATTACAGCTTTCTTAAATTCAATATTATTTTTATCTTTTTTAAGTTCTGATCGCGCTGCTCTAAGTGATATTTGAGCATTAGATAGCATTGCTTTTTCTTGTTGGTCTAACACTAAAGCAAGCTCATCATTAGCTTTCTTTCTTTCTTCTATGCTTAATCTTTCATCATCTCTTATTTGCCTTAATGATTCAGCTTGTAAATCATATTTTTCAATTAAACCTTGATTTGCTACTGCTGCTAAATCAGCTTGTTTTTTTAGTTCTACGTTTGCTTTAGCTTGGTTGTATGTTGACTTAGTATATTCTGTTAATGATTTAACACCTTCTTCAACAGTTTTAGTTATTTTATCAACTGAATTATCAACTCCAGTGGTAACATCAACTAATTCTTTTCCAGCTTGTTTTACAGCTTTTAAAGCTCCATCAAAATCTCTTGCAAATAGTTTTTTCATTGCTGTAGCTAAAAAACCAAACGCATCAATTGCAGATTTTACTCTTTCAATTAAGTTGTTTTTTATAGCCGTTCCTAAAGTTTTTAAAGATTCTAAAGGGTCATCAAATATTTTTTTAAAAAACCCTGAAACAGTTTCTACATTATCAGATATATAATTAAAGAAATCATTAAAAGCTATAGATAATGTCTCAAAAGCAATATTAAAAGCATCTACTACTTTTTGATTTTCTTCAAATAATTGTTTTAATAAACCAAATGCAGCAAGTGCTAATCCAATACCAGCAGCTTTTAAAGCAGTTCCCATCATTCTAAAACCACCTGCTACTCCTTTAGCACCTTTTTTTAGTGTATCAAATGCTTTGCCACCTTTTTTTAAACCTCCTACTTCAGTATTGGTTTTTTCTAAACCAGTATTAAGAGTTTCAACTTCACTTGATAAATTTTCAATATCTTTTTCAGCTTTACCAGTATTAGTAATTATTTCAAGTATTTTTGTTATCATTTCTTCATTCTTAATTGGTTAAATCCTTCTTTAAATGTTAGTGGCACTTTATTAATACCTAATGCTATCTTTATATGTTTATCATATAATTTATTATTCTTACAAAATTCTAATGCTTCTAATATTGTTTTCACGTTGGTTCGTTTAATAGTTCAAAATTTGTTTCTCCACTTTGTAATTTAGTGGACATTTTATTTATTGTATAAGCTCTTGTTCCAACTACAATTAAATCATCTAATGTTAAATTCAATAATACTTTTAAAGGTAGTATTGCATTGTACTTAAATATCCTTGTTCTTTTGTTAAATACTCTTGTAATATAATTAGTATAATAAGTTTGAAACAAGCTATTATTATTGCCGCCATAATCAGTTAATTGATAACTATCTATTTCGCTACCAAAGTTTAAGTTGTATGTAGGAGCTGTTGTAGATGTGCCTAATTCATTAGCGTTGTGAGGCATCCAATAGTTGTTTAAAGCGTAATTAGTGCCAACTGGACATAAAGCACCATATGTTTCAGGCCTTGTGCTGTCTAAAAAGTTTATTGGACTTGCATAAATACTACTTCTTGCAACTCCGTAAAACATTAAAGGTTGTCCAATTTCTGGACTTAAATCTATATTTAAAAAACTACCAGCTTGTATTAAAGTTAAAGCACCACTTGTTTTATCTTGTAACCTTTCAAAAAGCATATGTTCAAAAGGTAGTTTTATTTGATAAATATTTTTCTTGCTAACATCAGTAATATAATTTAGTTCACCATACTTTTTATTATTTACTAATTGAAACTGCTCTGCTAAAATGCTTTTAGGTTCTGAATACTCAAAATCTACTTCACTAAATGGTATTACATCGCTAACTGTATGTTCATCTGTTTTTACATATTGTGTTATATCGTGAGTATCTCCACCAGAATAATAATTATCTAAAGTTTTAACTACTATCTCATTATTAAAATCAACATAAGCAGTTAAATTAAATTGCCTAAATAAACCATTTAAAAAATCTTTAATTTTTAGTTTTGGCATTTGCTCAGTAACAACTACCAATTTATCTTGCGGTGATAGTGTTGTTGAATTACTTGTAAAAGTTCCACTCCAATTAAAACTTAACACAGTACCATCAAAATTATTAAAAGTAAAATCTCTTGTTATTGTAAACTTAGATTGAAATTGTATAGAAGAATCTGTCATTAATCTACCTACAAAATCATTACCATTAGGATTAAAAGCAACTAATGAAGTTACATCTAAACCATTAGCACCTCCAATTGTTAATGTAACAGAACTTGTTCCGCTTTGGTTTTCTACTTTTGCAAATGATTGCCAATTATTAGCTCTAACAATTTCTAAACTATATTCAACTGTTGTAAACCCACTTGCTGGAGTTACTTCAAAAGTTATAGTAGTAACATCTGTATCTGGCCCAAGATTAGAGTTCCATTTGTATATACCAGTATTTAAAGTAAAATAACCAGTAAAACCAGAAGTATCTGTTAGCTCTGTACAATTAGCACCACTACAAGTGTATATATCACTATTACCAATCCAAGTTCCAGCAGTAGCCATTTTGCCTTTTTCTCTATGTAGCCATAAATACAAATTATTCATAGCAGCAGAATCAAAGAACTCACCAGTTTTAAAAGTTATGTTGTATTGTTCTTCAATAGCTTTTATAATATTTTTAACTGTTACAGCTGGCTTTAAATCTTCTGGCACTACACCTCTTTGTTGATGATGTGTTGATTGTGTAGATATATTTAAACCGTTGTTGGTATTACCAGTATCATCGTAAATATAACTTTGTGAGTGTGCTATTAATGGATATATTATTGCATCGTTATAAGCTACAGAATCAACAGTAAAATTTAAACCATATTCCAAACCATTTTTTACATTAGTAGTTGTTGCACTATGATTAAATTCATTTAACCAAACTAAATCAGAAAGTTCATCTTCATTAATAGCGTTTTTAAATTCTGTTGTACTACCAAAAAATGTTACCTTATACATTGAAGGCTCTCCAAACTTCATTACAACTTCATTTAATTGTATTTTACCAAATCTAAAATGCAAGTGATTTAACTCAATTCTTGATTCACAAAAAACACTTGAATCAAAACCATCTATGTCAGGATTGTACCAATGCTTAAAAATCTTGTTATTAGTTTTGCTTGCTGGTAAATTAAAAGTTCTACTATAATCAGTAAACAGTTTATCTATATCACTAACATCTTGAATAACTTGAGTTAATGAAATTAATTCTTCTTCCATTAAATCAACTCTAACAAAATCTTGTGTAGTAGTTGTATTTCTTAATTGTGGTTGTATGTATAAAATAACTTTTTGCACTATCTAATATTATTTACTAAAGCAAATGATTTTTCAAAACTCATTGTATAGTTTATTAACCTATCGTTTAATCCTGTTTTTTTAGTAAATGAACTTTCTTTTAAATTAACTGGATAAATATTATCACTTGAATCAGTTAGCCAAATGTATTCACTAACCATTAATTCTTCAAAATATGGATTCATTAATTCGTTAACAAAACCAGTATTTAATAAAACAGATTCTGTAGCATTTGCATTAAATGTTTTCTTTGCGTGTGCTGTAGTAGAATAAGTATTAAATGTTAAAGATTCTTGGCAATCATCACCAGGAGTTTCAGGTGGGTCTAACTGTACAGCTCTTGCTTCAAAAATACTTCTATTAAAATTTTCTCTTGTTGCATCTAAACTATCTACAGATTTTTTAAAGAAAAATAAATCTTGCATTGCTCCCCATCTATTTACAAATGTTATTTTATTTACTGGATATTTGCATTCTTCAATTTCTTTTGTGTAAATAGTTGTAAAACTTGTAGTGTCATAAGTAACTTTAACTCTTGCAACATCTTTAATAGCTGTAGCAGCAAATTGAGAATATTGTATTT